CTCCTCTCTATTTATTATTCTATTGTATATTCTATTTTATCAAACTTCTACCGTGATCAGTTTGGAAGCATAATCATGAGCATACGAAGTGCGAGCACCATGATGCCCCCAACCAATCCAACTATACGCATAGTCCATGTAACGATTGATAGACTTACCAGGAGTCTTCATCCTGTCCTCAATTCGTTGCCATTGAACCTCAGTCGTTAGATAACGAAGTTGCGTATGAAGTGATGATGGAGAACCACCATACTTCTTAGCAAAATCACCCAATCCATAATATCTGTTGGCAGATGTCCATTGAATCAGTCCGTAACCACGTCCGCAGTTACCCCAACTGGTTCTGCTACCACCTTCACAAATGTTAGGAACAAAAGTTGATTCCTGACGAATATTGCCCATGATGGTAGCAAGGGCGTTTCTGTCTTTAATACCACGTTCCTGGAAAAATGCCAGGGTAGCATTCTCATTTTCATTACACCCTTTACAAATTAACCTTGTCTCTTTAGGTTTTTCGGGAGCAACCTCTTTGGTCGCTGTCTTTGATGTAGGCTCCTCTTGAATAATAGCGAATGGTGGAGGACCACTTACAGGGGGAGGAGGAAACACGCCAGGCAGTGTTGCCGTATTGGTTGTAACCGTTGCCACAAGAGGCAGGGCTACTGTAAAGAAATTTTGCATTAACTCCGATTGAACTCTACATCCTAATAGAGAAAGCGCACTTCCCCTTTCTCAAGGGGCAATCTCCTAGGCTCTAATTTCACACTCAATATCTCATAATGTGAAACCCACCTTTGAGGGGTGGGTTGTAAGCATTATAAGTTTTTATTTAGATTTTGTCAATCTTCAGGTTCTAAAGAGACAATTTCCAATTCATCATCTTCTGGTTCAATCCACTCATAGAACTCAGCAAGAATAGCACGAGCATCCATCTTAGAGATACTTTTATCTGCAGCACGGTCAAGAGACCATTCTCTTACATGTGCAACAATATCTTCAGTCTTTGTTGCCATAATAGTCTTTTCGGAAGTATCTATTGAGGATGTTGCTATTATAGTACCTTGGGGTGCCGCTGTCAAGGGATTCGGTGAGGACGTTATGGAAGAAGAGTTGTCGGGTCTCTTCAAAGTTTGTTTTGCCCTTTGTTTTATGTAATGATAAAATAATGCGCGTAAAATTCTCCCTACCATATTTGTCTACATCCTCTTTGAGTTCTGGACAGGATCCGTAATATGCTTTCCAATCAGACTCCGATTTAACTTTTCTAGATTTTCCTCTTGGTGTGCGGAAACTCCAGAAATACTTTCTACCAATATAGTCACGATTAGTTTGATTGCAATGAATATGATATACAAAGCCAAAATAATCTTGAATATCACTTGAACCAAATACTTTTCCATTGTAGGTCCAAGGGTTTTCATAGTCAATATCTGTACTCATCAATTATATCAAGAACTTCGTTGAGATATTTATTGGCAAGTCCCTTCATATCCATATCGTGCCTAATGTGTTCTTTGTAAAGATTATTCTTTAACTTTAAAACACGAACCTTAAGTTCTTCTTTTGTTATTTGATTTTTTGGCATAAAAAAAGGAGGCATAACCTCCTCTATCTATGAATGATTAGTTGTCCATTCCCAACCATTCTTTGCAATAGTCATAATCACCGAACATAAACTCATCACATTCCGCTGCTTCTTTATAAGCATTCATAATTTCTTGTTCGCACCATTCATCATAGTTTGAATCCTGAGAAAGTATTTTTGGTAACATCTTGTTTAATACCACCGACTACGTATGATTCTACTTCCGTTTCCTGGGGAGCAACCTGGAGACCTTTAGAGGAAATCCAGTGCTGAGTCCAAGGTAGTGGATTGTTGTTTGCTGAAATATCATACTGGGGTTTAAGTCCGATTGCTTTTAGTCTACGGTTTGCAATCCATTCAACATACTGTTGTAACAACTTGTCATTAAGTCCAATCATGCTGCCATCTTTGAACAGATAATCTGCCCATCTTTTTTCTTCATTTACAGCACGATCGAACATAGCATATGTCCACTCTTCCTCTTCTTTCATAATCTGCTTCATCTCTGGATCATCACCATCACGCCATTTGTTCAGAATATTTTGAGTAATGGCTAGGTGTTGGTTTTCGTCTCTTGCAATAAGAGAGATGATTTTAGCGGATCCTTCCATAAGCTTAAGTTCGCCAAAGGCGAAACTACAAGCAAAACTAACGTAGAAGCGAATACCTTCAAGAATATTAACGTTTGCGATTGCTCTGTATAATTTTCGTTTGACATCATTGACAGTTTCCTTTGCATATGAAACTCCTTCAAGATTGTGCATCCATGCATCGGATACACCATATTGTTGTGCTGATTGAATGAAGTCATCATATGATTCTGTAACGCTTTTAGCACGTTCCAGAATACGCTCATCTCCAATTATAGTATCAAATACCTCAGATGGATCTGAGTACACATTCTTGATAATGTAAGTATATGAACGTGAGTGAATCATCTCCATAAATCCCCATACTTCCATACACGCTTCCAATTCAGGAAGTGAGCAGTATGGAATAAATGCCATGCCAGGACCACGACCCTGGATAGAGTCAAGCATTATCTGATACTTCAGATTAGAAGTATAGATATGCTTTTGTTCTGGGCGTAGTGTTTGATAATCTCCACGATCCTTTTGGAGAGACACCTCTTCAGGTCTCCAGAAGTAACCAAGTTGCTGAGTAGTTAGTTTGTCAAAAACAGGATATTTGTATGAATCATATCTTTGAATTCCAAGTGGTTTTCCAAAAAACATTGGTTGCTTTTTAGTATCCACTTTTTCCGTATTGAATACGGTCATTCCTTTAATATTCGTTTGTTGTTCCTCTACGGAAGAAATCTTAAACTGCACAGGATTCACACTCTCCCTCCTCTACTGAACTTAACTCACTTAGCAAATCTTGAAGATTGGGTTTCTCTTCTACTACCTCATCAGTCTTAATATCATAAGTGTTTTGGTAATAAGAAGTTTTCCACCCATATTTGTATGTAGTCAAAAAGTCATTTGCCATAACTGAAGTAGGAACTTCATTGTTGTCATAGTTTTCTGGATTATAACTCCAGTTTCCAGAAATTGCCTGGTCAAAGAACTTTTGCATCACTGCAACAATATTAATATAACCAGTGTTGCTAGGCATATCCCACAAAAGCGTATAGTTGTTCTTGAGTGTTTGATACTGTGGAACAATCTGCTTAAGGGGTCCTTTTTTGGATTTCTTAACGGACAGGTAATCTCTAGGTGGTTCGATTCCATTGGTTGCGTTTGACACAACGGAACTGCTCTCCGATGGCATTTGTGCGGACAGTGTTGAGTGCCTGAGACCGTACTGTAAGATTGATGCTCTAAGACCTTCCCAATCATGCTCTAGTTCAACAGAAGTAATTTCATCTACGTCCTTTTTATATGTATCGATTGGAAGGATACCATCAGCATACTTAGTACGTCCAAAATATTCACAGTATCCCTTCTCCTTGGCAAGTTGATTAGATGCTTTCAAAAGATAATATTGGAAAGATTCTGAAAGTCCATGTACAGCATCCCATGCTTCTTGGGAGGAATAATTATACCCAAGTTTTGCCAAATAGTGTGCAAGACCAATAAACCCTATACCAAGAGAACGACGCGCCTTGGTGGCGATTTCTGCCGCCGCTACGGGGTATTTTTGATAGTCAATCAACTCATCCAAACCACGAACTGAAAGGTCACAAAGCTCTTCAAGTTCATCATCGGATTTAACTTTACCAACATTAATTGCAGAAAGAATACATAGTGCAATTTCTCCATCCGTATCATCAATATGTTGAATTGGGAAAGTTGGCAAAGTGATCTCCTGACACAGATTGCTCATCTCAACTTTGTCCTTAAAGGATGAGTGAGAGTTGCAATGGTCAATGTTCATAATGTAGACACGACCTGTTTCCGCACGTTCTTTGAGAAGGTTAAGAATGAGTTCTTGCGCCTTAACAGTTTTTTTCTTAATGGTCGAATCTTTTTCATATGCACAGTAGAGCTCATCAAAACCAGAGAGTCCAAAGCGATCATAAAGTCCAGGTACATCATGTGGGGAGAAAAGCGTGATTTCACCATCTTGAATGAACCTCTCATAGAAGAGTTTACTGATTTGAATGCTGTAATCAAGTTTACGAACACGATTATCCTCCGTACCTTTATTGTTCTTGAGAACCAAGATATCTTCTATTTCTTGGTGCCAGATTGGGAAGTGTACTGTCGCGGATCCACCTCGTATGCCATTTTGCGTGCAACATCTGACAGTCGCTTCAAACTTCTTGAGAAATGGTACAACACCCGTGTGTTGAACTTCTCCACCTCGGATTTTGCTGTTGATGCCACGGATTCTACCAGCGTTGATGCCGATCCCCGCCCTCTGTGCAACGTATCTGCCAATAGCCATATCACTGCTAAAGATACTATCGAGGGTGTCATCAACGTCAACAAGCACACAGCTAGCAAATTGTCTAAGCGGAGTTCGCACTCCCGCCATGATTGGTGTTGGGATGTTGATTTTGTGCTTTGAGATTGCGTCATAATACCTCTTGACATATGACATTCTGGTTTCTTTTGGATACTCTGCAAAAATAGTCAGAGCAATCATCATGTACATAAACTGGGGAGTTTCATATACTCCACCACCGCTTCTATCTTGCACAAGGTATTTGTCAACGACTTGACGTAGACCTGCGTAAGTGAAGAGATAGTCACGATCATGATCGATAAAACTATCAGCTTTTATAATTTCTTCTTGAGAATATTTACTGTAAATATCATTATCATAAACTTCAGCAGAAACACACTCAACAATATGTTGCTCTAAAGTTGGAAGCTCTTTCATCTTTCCATAAAGTTGCTTACGAACTGCAAAAAGAAGCAGTCTTGCAGCAACATACTGATAATTTGGATGGTCCAAATCAATTAAATCAGAAGCGGAACGAATTAAAATCTCCTGAATCTCTGCAGTGGTGATTCCATCATAAAATTGAATACCAGAAGTCATCTCAACTTGACTTGCAGACACACCTGCAAGACCCTTACATGCCTCTTCAACCATCAAATGCATCTTGTCCAGGTCAAGAGACTCAATACGTCCATCACGCTTTTTTACTTTAGTTCCGTTGCTCATATTTTCTTCCAGGTAGTAAATTTAAGTTTTGCTTCTAATCCAGAGTAAGTATTTAATTCTATCACAGACTGAACATCTAGTCCAGATAAAATCATATCATTAATATCCTTTTCAATTATATTGGATGGCCAAATTACGACCTTTTCTCCTCTATTGATTGTGTTGGAGATTCTTGATACAATTTCTGAATTTCGTGGTTCGTTATCATAGATCCACACACAATCGCCAATGCCCCACTTACTAACATCACCGTCAGCTCCGCACAAAGCAATCGCATTGCGAATGAATGTTGAGTCGAAGGGTCCTTCTGTGATGTATACAGTTTTACTTTTTTCAATCTCATCGAGACCATAGATT